AACGCATGGCTTAACCTTAGAGTCATAATGACTATTATGTTAAATAGAACGCAAGGCATTGTTGTTGCTGTAGATTTTATTCGCGACTGCCATGCAGCAAACGCAAACCACAAGATGTTGTGCCTGCCCTGCCTCGCCGGCTTGGCGCCGAGGTGTCTCAGCATGCCGGCTTCACGCGCGTAGCTCGGACGCTCAGGATGTGATGTATACACATGATCCGACATCAATGCTTCGTCACCGCGTCTTCCTTTTGGTCAGGCACAACCTCAGTTGTATTGACCTCGACATCACCACCAGCCCAACTGATTGTGAACGTCTGAGCCTGTTGCTGATCTTCCTTCTTGTCTCGTATGCCAAACGGTTGGTTCCTTGCTGTTGTCCACTTGAGGGTATCAATCTCCAGCCTGCGTCTGTTGACTTCAGCGTTCAGCTCTCTGACATCCAATCCTTTTGGCAGTGGAGCCATTGCTAATCCATTAAGGTGATCCACATAATACTCTGCTTGAAGTATACGCCCTTTGCGGTACAGCTCCCACATTTCTTCATCGCCCGCCACTGCTCTTGTGACTGCTCGATATGTTGGCATTCCGTTTGACTTAACAATATCAACTAGAGTTTCGCCTTGTGCTAGGCGATCCACTATCTTTTCCATGATCTCTGCGTTGACGGTTCTACTTTTGCCCATGTCATCACCTCATCTGTTTTTTGGGATCATAGCACAAAAAAGGCCCAGCGCAATAATGCTGGGCCAGTTGTTGAGTGTTGAGCTGTGGAAACAGGTGGAAGCAGCTCAACGGGCAATTACTTTTTATCAGAAAGGGATTTCATCATCAAACACTTTTGGCCTTGCTCGGATGTCGATCACCTCTGCGGCTGGGAATGATTCTTTGACTGCCTTCTCGAACTCTCCGGCTTTGTGGTCTCTGAAGTGTCTGTATGCGAGTGCTACCTCTCTGAGTGTTAGCAGCTCCAGGTCTGGCCGTTGCTCTTTGATCTTCTGCCACGACCTTCCGTCTTTCATTATGCCAAACATCTCGCCATCCATTTCGATCTCCCAGATGTCTGTTGAGGCTCTCTGTGCGCCTAGTCTCTCTGCCTCTGCGTCCATTGCTTTGAGGCCTCTTACGACGATCTCTGCTCTGACCTTACATTCTTCTGGATTGTTTTCTTCGATAGCCTTGTTCATCTTTGCCATTGCAGATCCATACTTCTGCGCTGTTTCGACGCTTACCAATTCTGGCAGCATGTCGATGCCCCACTTTGTGTCCATCTGTATTGCCAGCCGATCCATTGGTGCGATTGCATAGTCACACATGATTTGATCCTTATGTGCTTGCGGGTTGAATATTCTGTCTGCCTTCTTCTGGCGCCTTGGCCTCTTGGGCTTCTGCGTGTCCATCATCATCTCCACAGTTCATTCACCACAGTTTCATCTAATCCACATTCCACCACAGTAGTATGTCTAATACATACAACTACTGTGGTGGAAGTATTTGTGGCCTTTTCTTCCACAGTTCCACAGTTCATCCACAGTTCAGAAAAACAACTGTGGAAGTGTGGAAACATGCAGTTCATTACCCGTTCCTTCTTAATATTTGGTAAGTGCATTGCGGTTGTGTTTTGTCCCAAACCGTCCAACAAAAATCCATCGTTGCACTCTTGCCGCGCTCTGGTGACATGGCTGGTCGCCAAGCCAGAGGGAAAACGTGTGATGGTTTTGTCTGCTCGAAGAGATCTGATCGGCTTGCAGCGTGCCAGTATGTAGCTTTTAGCAGCATTGCGAAAGGCACGTTAAGTTGTGTTGCAACCCGAATGAAGTCAGCGGCTATCTTGAATGGGGGATTGGTAATTATTGCGGTGCATTCAGTTGATGCACAATTTAGAAAGTCAACGCCGTGCGTTCCAAATCCTCTGTCGTGCAGGTCTGTTGATTTTACTTGCAGCCCCTTGCTTTCCAAAACCTTTGATATTGCCCCATCGCCGCATGCTGGCTCCCAAAATAATTTATCTGGCGTAAAAATATTTGGCAGCGCGTTTATCAATGCTTCTGTGCATTCTTTTGGAGTAGCATAAAAGTCAGCTTCGTTTCTTTTGTAGGTTTCAGACAACCCGCCTATGATTGTTGCAGCTTTCATCCCACTTCCTCCCAATTGACCCACTCCCCGACCACTACGCACGGCACATCTCTTCCGCTTCGGCTGTCTCTTATCTCTGCGACTTTGAGGTTGCCTGTGCTGATCCATTTCTTTGTGATTGCCTTTGCCTTAGCTTTGTCCCCTGGCTTGTCGATGTCCAGGTCGAGCTGTTCTGCGACTGCATTGCCGATCCAGTTCTTTGCTCTGATGTCTGAGCGGTATGCCTTGTCGTTCTCCTCTGCCTTGCCGACTGCTCTTTGGACATCGTAGAGGTCTTTGGTTGTGACGCCGTCGAATAGATCAGGCAGTTTAAATTCTGTGGCTACGCCTATGTGTTCACCGTTTGCTATTTCGACTGAGACCATGCGGCGGTATGTTGCCTTGTCTGATGGCGGCGAGAGATTTTGTTTTCCATCGTCCTGGCGGAAGATGCCAAGCGCCTCTTGTTCGTCCACCCCGAGTGCCATTGCGTCTTCTGGAGTGATCCTGTTTATCACTCTTGCCGCTCTTGCTGCCGAGATTAAGCTGCCTGCGCCGCGCACTGAATCAACCGTTGCGTCTTCTCCGTTGCCTTTGCGGATGTGATGCACAAGCTGTACTGAGCTGTTGGTGTCTCTTGCCAGCTTCCTGAGCATTGATACGACTGCCTGGATGCTTCCATTATTATTCTCATTAACCAGATGGGCTGAAATGAAAGGATCTAGGATCACCACTTTTATGCTGTTTTCTTTGATCTTGCGGATCATAAATGCCAGCAGCTCATCGTTCTGGATCAGGCCGTCCCTGCCTTCTGCTGCCAGGGTGATCTGCATGGTGTCCTCACCATCCATAAACAGCTTTCCTTTGATGTCATCTGGCTTGAGGCCATAGTGCTGCATGGCTGCTATGGTTCTCATTTGAAGTTCTGAGATAGGATCTTCTAGGTTGATGACCCATGTGTTGCACTGCTCCTTGACCCTTACGCCAAGCAGGTCTTTGCCTGTCGATATTGCCAGTGCTTCCACGATGATTGCTGAAGTCTTGCCTATGCCGCCGGCAGATGCTGTGACGCTGATGTACTTCTTGATGTAGTCGTATCCATAGACCCACTCTCTGCGGGGCAGTGTGAGCGCATCAAACATTTCGTAAGGCGTGGGCCATTCATTGCCTGTATCAGGCTCTGTGGCTATTTGCAGGGTCTGGTTCTGCTGCTCCATGCGCTCGGCTGCTGGGTCTGGCGGTGGCGTCCAGCCTTTTGCTCTGGCTCCGTCGATTGCCTTTTGGACTTCTGCCCTTGTTTCCTCGACAGTGTATCCGCCGAGGGTGAAGCCATCTGTGATCGCGTGGATCTCTTCGTCTGCTAGGCCTTTGTTGACGTATGATCCAACCAGGCGCACCATATTGTGATGCCAATCCTCGCCTGCTAGCACGTTCTGGACTGCCAGTTGCCTGTCCATTGCTTGCTGGCCGAGGTCTATGCTCATTGTGCTAGCAGCCTGTGGCTCTGCCTTTGGGAATGCGCGCATCATGCGTTCAAATTCGACAGGCTCTCTGTCTGTTGAAAACTCTGTCCGCATTGTGACCAGCTCTGGGACGTATCCTTTGTCTTGTTTCTTTTTGTTGGGCCATGAGACTGTGCCTGCCACGCGCATGATGCGTGATGGGTTGATGACTGCTGCATCTGTTTGGAGCGAGGCGGCGATTGCTTTTTGTACGTCACGCCATGCTTGCATGTTTTGCACTGGCTCTTCGAGCCGCCAGTATGCGTGGCCTCTTGCGAATGGCGTTGTTCCTGTCTTGATCGACATGGTGAACTTTGGGCCTGCGAAAGACAGGATGTTTTCCATTGCGCCTGCTGTGTCTGCGTCTGCAAAGCAATAGAACGCGGCTAGGATGTCTGTGTCTTTGGCGGCTTGGCCTGCCGGTATGTCTATGATTGGGTCAATTGGATTGATGCACATGTATATGTTTTGCTTGGCGGCGTTCATTGCCTCGGCATGTTGTGCTGCATCGTCGATGTTTTTTAGT